CTTAATTCGTTTTGTGTGCTTTTTAAGGCTTTATTAATGCCATCAACGGATTTATCAAAATCGACTGTGTCGCCATAAAACGATATAGTTATACCTTTTGTTTCAGCCATTTAAAAGCCTCCTTTTTTATTTAATGAATTTTTGTGCTTCACTTACTTTCAATTTTCTTTTTTCTTTTGGTTGCATACTTTTATTCATATCTCTTATAACGTTTGTCAGAGTAACCCAATATTGTTCATCTGCCCAATTTAAATCAATCCTAGCAACAACCAAACTAGAGACCATTTTCGCATAAGAGACTATACTTTTTTTGAGTTTACCTTTTCTTTAGTTTTATCTTCTGCTTTTTTGATGTCTATCATACAATCCATCGCCATTTGAAGTAATTCCATAGCAAAATCAAGGTCATCATTGATACGATTGAACACAGGTAACTTTTTGAAATCTTCAGCAGTCGCCCTGTTATTATGGAATTTATTATCTTCAATTTTGACATAACTTGCACAAGCAAGATTAGGAATAAAATCTTTTGACATCAACTTCGCAATGCTATCTTTCATATTATTGACATCTATATCAACCATATAAGCCATTAAAGGTGATGATGTTAATTCTTCAAATATACCTACACCTTTATGTAATAAAGTAAATGTGTATGTTTCTTCTTTAAATCCGTTTTCAACTAAATCGCCATTCACGATTTCTAATTCTGGAATTCTAAAAGTATGTTTTAATATTTTCATTTCGACAAATAAGGGAGGCTTTACACCTCCCTATTCCTTTCTTTAAATTTATTGTTCTACTCTTTTGTAATATGTTTTTTCAGAATCAACTTCTGTATCTTCTGAAGGAACATATTCGCCTTCAACTAATTCATACCAACCCTCTTCACTTGGGTTTTCTGTGCCAACTGGAGTTACTTCAACGTATTTATAAGTTGGAGTTGGAGTTGGTGGAACTGGCTCATCGCCACCACTCATTTCTGTAGTTGGTAGTAATACCACTTCTTTGAAAGTGTCATATACACTAGCATTTTCTTCAGTTCTTGTAATGTAACCATATTGAACGTAATCACCTTTATCATCAATAACGAACGAACTATCGTTTGATGAATAGTTGATTGTTAGTGTAACTGGCTCAACTTCTTCTTCATCAGTGTTTGTTTCTTTTGATGGAGTTGAAGCCTTAACATTGTATAAGTAATGTAATGTTGTAGTTGATAGACCACTTTCACAATCCTCTTCTTCTTCTTCAAAAAAGAAGCAGTGGTTAGGGAAATAGCCTGTATCAGTTAACATTCCATTTTCGTTTAAGTAATAACCTAAATATTGAGCATATGCTTTATCGATATATCTTAATCCAACTTCAGCTGTTCTAACTTTAGCACCTTTACCAACACAATATGTGTGGTCATCAGCATAAACGTTAGTATCAGCTTGTTCAACTTCTATTGTTGAATTAACCATACCTTCCAACATAACAGGAGTGCCGAATGATAATTCGCCATCGTTGTTTATGATTGGTGCATAGCCAAAGTTCTTATTACCGTGAATAATTCTTCCCATAAGATTTTCCTTTCTATTTTATGTCGACTTTAATTTCGACTTGTTCCATCGCTTTCAAAAATGGATTTTTAATTCTTTGATATGCTTCATCTATGTGTGGTTGTGGTGATGCCCAACCAACGCCACCTATCTTATTGACAATCAAGTGCCCATTTTCTAATAGATGTGTTAATTGGTAATTAGTAGCATTCCACACTTTACCACCATAGTTGTCTTTATTTTTTTTATCTACTTTAAATTCCCAACCCTGTGCATAGGTTTTGTTTCTTCTTCTGCCTCTTGGAGATGACCTAACAAGATAACTTGCTGTATCATTTCCAAACTTATCGATGATAGACTGATAATCTATGTCAGCACTTAAACCAGTAAAATTCTCTAGCCTAATGTTAGCCATAAATAAAAACTCCTATATCAAATTGTGCTTGGTAGTATTCAAACTCTACGCTTTTTGAATATGTTGGTGCAGATAAAAATTTTGATTTGATGTAATTGCAAAGTGTTCTTCTGTCTCTAAAGTCACGAGTAAGAACAGATATTTGTAGTATTGATTGATAATAAGCATCATTGTCTCTTAAAGTTGGAACATCATTTTTATAATCTAAAAAGATATAATCCTTTCCTTGCATATCTTCCAAATCGCCGATGTGAACATCAACATTTAAAGGATTTGCTTTTAGAAAGTCATATATCTCTTTCTGTGTAAATACTCTTTTCATCGCAACTCTTGAATATCTAAAACCATTTTGTTTCTTGTATAGCCTTTATCGAACTTATTTGTTCGATATTTCAAGATGTTCTTAACTTTGTATTTTAGATCATCATAAATGCAATATAAGAGTTCATATCTAACACCTTCTTCATAAATGTCGTGTGTTAGATAAGTTGGAATGACCAAATTACGAGACATTCGCATATTTCTCTCTTGCTCGTTGTAATATCTATTAGAAAAGGTTTCCATTTCATCACAACGAACTCTAGGTTTCTCAATACTTAAAAGGACAGGAGAGCCATCTTCGGCTACTCCTTGCCCTTCATAGATTAATGTTACTTCAGATTTAATGAACATCTTAAAGTATTAACCCTTGTAATATACTGCTCTTTTAATCGTTCCATATCTATGTCTAAATCCATATCGAGTGCAACTTGGTATCTAATACAAGTAATGTAATCGAAATATCTAAAGGTATTATATTCAAAAAAGTTTTCAACACCTTCGCTTTTTAATTTATTCATCGCACCTTGAACTAGAATTTCAAGTTGTCTGTCATATAAATCGGTATCATAGATTGGAAGAACACTTTTTACATCTGCAATAATTTGGTCTATGTTAGCGTATGCCATAAGACCTCCTTTTTATTTTTTCTTTGATTTTTTCTCTTTTGGAAGTTCAGGAGTTTCAATTGCCTTTTCTTCTCTAGTCTCAATTTCTTTGACTACTGGCTTTTCAACTTTCTTAACTTCCTCAACAGGTTTTAATTTATGTCTTTTAAGCTCGTATTGTTTATCGCTCACCATTACGATAGAGCCTTTTAAAACACTAATTACTGTGTCTTGTAATACTTCGCATTTTTTCATAAATTATTCACCTTTGTTAACTTGAGCGAAATGTTTAGGTTTAACAACGTTACCAGCAACGTATAATCTACCAATCATTCTTACTAAATCTTCAGTAGCTAATGTGTATGGGTCAATTAAAGTGATAACGTTTCTGCCTTGTGGGTAGTTTAATCTGTAACCTCTACGGAAGTTGCCAATGATGAATAATGGGTCACCAGAACTTGCTTCTGCATCAGATTTTAATGCTTGAGTAAATTCAACTCTATGACCACTTATATAATATTGAGGTCTTGCATTATTGTCGGCAACAACATTGAATATTGGTCTACCAACTTCATCAGTCATTCCCATAAATGTGTTAAAGAATGTTGCAGGGTTCATAGCGATTGTTAAATCTTCAAATGTTACTAAATTTGCTAATGCAGTATTGATAGCATTGAAGTTTAATTTAGCATTTACTACTTCAGTATAAGGGTTATCAACAATTCCGATTACACCTAAACCATTTGCGTCTTTTCTATTGATGATTGCTTCATCTAATGCTAATACAACTCGATATACTAATTCATCAGCAATGTATCTTAAGAAGTCTTGAGCTGACATTGCCATTAATTCATCAGTTAAACTAATCCATTTCTTAATCATCTTAGGTTGTAAAATGATTTGACCTAAAGTGATATTTTCTTCTTCAACTGGTCCAGAATTTTCATCGTGCCAGTTTGCAGGATCTGCAGAAACTTCTACAGGTATTTTTAAGATTGCAGGTTCGAATGTTTCACTTACTAAACGCGAGAACTTGCCATATTCATACCAAGCTGTTTCAACGAAACCTTGCATAATTTCAGGAATTGGAACATATTCTGTAGCAGTAGTTAATGCTCTTGCTTCACAATATGAACGCACTTCTTTTTTGTCAACTTTGCCTCTGATAAAATCAGCATATAGTTGTTCGTATTCTTTTGTTTTTAAAACATTTACATTTTCCATATTTTCAATTTGATCCTTTCTCTCTTCGATAGCAGTTTTTGAAAGAGTTTGAGCCATGCTCATTCTTTCTTCTTGTGCTTTCATTTTTGTTCTTTGTTCTTCTAATTCTTTTACTTCTTCATCGATTTTGTTTGCTTCTTCAGTTAGAGCCTCAACTTCTTCTAAGATTTCATCTCTCTTATCAGTATCAGCATTTTCAAATTCTTCTTTTTTAGCATCAACTTCATCAACGATTTCATTTTTCTTGTCAACGATTTCACTCATACGTTGTTCAATCATTGCACTATTCATTGCTTTTTCCATTTGATAAAATCCTTTCTAATTTTTCATCTTGTTCTTTTCTGCGTTTGTGTTCTTTAGCAAGTTCGTCAACTTGATTAGAACGAGCATACGCACTTGTTTGGTCATATGCAGGGTAAGTAACCAAAGAAACATCATAAAGTTTATCGATATCACGAATGACACGATGTTCTTTACCATCTATTTCAAACCACTCTTCACCACCTTCACGAATAGTGAAAGCAAATGACATTTTGTTAATTAAGCCATTTTTGACCAATTTCAAAACATCTTCACCAACACTTGTGTCAATGATCTGTGAGGTTTGAAATAAACCTGTTTCATTAATATTCATCTTCAAACTATTGTTTGAAGTTCCTGCTAACACATTGTTTTCATCGTGATTAAAAAGTAAATAAACATTTGACATATCGGTATTGTCAAACGCTTTGCTATCAATCTCTTCAGAAAACCAACCTAAATCTGTTGAAGCATTAAATACAACTGCATAGCCTTCAACTTCTCTGCTATCTTCGTTTTTTGAACGAAGTTCAACATCATAAACTCTAGTTATTTTGTTCATTATCAATCTCCT